ATAGTGATCGTGTTTACATGAAGGTCCACTTGTAACAGAGTGCCAAGATTCCAGAAACGATTGCGGCCCATAGCAGGACAATGACTCCATCTAAGATCAAGTGAATGTTTCTTCTTGTTGACTCTTTCATTTCTTTTCCTTTTCTAAGCAGAGAGGTGACTCGATCCTTTTTCATGATGAGGCTGGACCATTATTCCATTGTGATCCCAGTAAAGTGGGTGTTCCATTTGTTGCATATCAACTGGTTCCCAGAAATCTGAGTCTGTATTGACAGCCTCATCCATTGCTTCTTGAGTTGAGTCGGCATAAACCGTGACCCTTTTGTACTGTACAAATTTTGCTTGGAATGTGTAAAGGTATTTCTTTGTCATTCTTCTCCCTCAAATCTTTTGTATGGGCAGTTTTGATCTGCCATGTTATCCCACTTTGCAATCTCTGCTTCTTCTTCTTCTATTTCGTTTTCGAGTTTAGAGACTGGATCTAGTTTGTCCCACATTTCGTATACAAGATCTTCAGTCTGCATTCTCCTGTCATATAGAGCGACTGTTATTTGTTTCATCTTGTCTTCGAGTCTTTCGATTTTTTTGTTTACTTCGCTGATTTCATATTCAAACCAGTTGTGGTCTTTGCCGATTTTATTTCTGATTTTTATAATGTACTCAATCATTTCCCTTGTTTGATCTGCTTTGCTTTTTTCCATTTGTTTTCCTTTCTTATGCAAAGTCTTTAAAGCATCTGCTTGGCATATTGCCAATCCATTCAAGGATCCCCTCTCTTGCCTCGACGTCTCCTACATTTTCCAATCTTTCATCGATTTCACTTTTGGCACTTTCTAATGTTTCAACTGATGAGGAATAATGCCCGTTGCCCCATTGAATTTCTGCATCGTAGATTATAGCGGTAATGCTATCGAAGTCTGGTGTTCCGCATTCCTCAAGGTCTGTACTTAAACTTTCGCAAAGTTCCTGAATCTGAAACATTCTTTCTTGCAGTTCTTTTACTGACATTACTTTCTCCTTTTTGTAAAAAAAATGTGAGACTCAACCGGGGATTCAGTGGGGAATCTGGTTAAGCCTCACGAACATTGGTTATTTATTCTTCTGAGTATGTGCCGTCGTATGGACTTGGCTCATACGTTTCATATTGTCCGGGCAGATCTGTGTCAAGACCCTGAATGTTGTAGGGGTTGTCATTCTCTTCTTTGGTTGCAAGATACTCGTCTGCTCTATGCTCCCAAGTAGTAATGACTCCACCTACATTACTGAGGAATGGTCCGAACCCTACCTCGATTGTCTTTTCCAATTCTTTGTTACTGTGAATCAGACGTTCAATCACACCTCTTGCTTTGATTCTTTTTGCAAAGACTGAACGCCGAAGGTCTGCCAGCCATTGATCTGTTCGAGCGATGTGCTTAAAGATGTCCGCTTCACTTTGTTGCACTGCCGCTTTTGCCAATCTGTCACAAAACTCTTTGATGATCTCTACTTCATCTTCTTTCATACGACCTCGTTTCTTCTGTATTAAATCTGTAATCTGAATCTGTCATTTCCAATTCTTCTTTCAAATGATTCTTTGCACTCGTTACTAGCAGATTGAGTTTCTGATAAAGAGTCTTCTGTATCTTCGTAATATCTTTTACAAAGTGCATAAGCCCCATGCTTCTGGCATTTCTCCTGTTACAAGTATTGCAAGTCCAATCATTCTTAAATGGATCTTCTTCAATACTTTCTAAGGTTTCTTGTAGATTGCCAAATGCATTGGTTAGTCCTTCGATTATCTCCTCTCTTGTTGATTGCTGGATCTTCCAGTCATAACCAATGTCTTCCATGTTTTCCGCTGACTCACCGAGCATATCGATTAACTTTTGTTTATCTTTAGCAGATAAGTTTTCATGCTTAAGACCAATCTGTAGATCCCATAGTTCGTTAGATTTCTTCTGTCGGTTACTCAGATTCATAGTAGGCTTGTTCCTCTTCGTATCTGTCTGCTTCAATAAACATACGATCTGATTTTTCTTCTTTTGTTGCCACTGCTTCTTCCCTAAAGCAAGTGCTACATTTCCAGTTGCCTGTATCAATGTCTTTGACTTCTACAAAAAGACTAATGATATCTTGTGTGATTGGGGATTCTGTTGCTCCACATTGTGTGCACTGCATTGTTACTCCTCTTCTCTATTCATTTCTTTAAGGGTTATCTCTTGTGTTTCCTGAAGGAACATTTGAATTGCCGATTCAAGATATGCAACTTGCCAACTCCAGAAGTTTGCTGACTTACATTCTTCTTGGAGTTTTTCAAACTCTTCTCCACTTAAACTTGCAAGCGAGAATATTTCATCTTGATTCATCTTTTGTAAGAGATTCTCTCGACCTTTTTTGTCTTCGGCTCTGTTTGTTACTACAAATGTGACCAATGAATTAATGTAGATCTTTGCCATTCTCATGGGTGAGTTATGTGCCCACCTCAGTCTGGCTTGTAGTTCTTCTACTTTAATCCTTACAATTTTGCCGGGTACTAGTGGGTCAGTGACATAAACTCTATCGTTCTGCACTTCGTACAGTTCTCTGATATTATCTGCGATAAACTCAAAGTCTATTTTTCTTTCGTACTCGTGAATCATTTGCTTCTCCTTTTGAACAGTGATTTCAGGACACCTTTAACGTCCTTGGTTTCTTTTTTTTTTTGATCTGAATGTGCTTTACCAATCAATCCCCATGCTTTTTTACAAGCGGCGTCTGCGTCTGGGAACATTCTCGGGTTATCCTTAAATGGTTCCAGCCAGCCTCGCATGTACTCAGCACTTTGTTTGATTCTGTTTTCTGAGTTAATACCTAGGTGCATAAGAATGTTGACGCACCCTAGTTCTGCAATCAGTTCCTCCCTGCTGTATTGTTCTTCTGATTTCTCTTCAAATCTTTTGAGTCGAGTCTTGTGCCCTGTTGAATGAATGACTTCGTGTGCCAAGGTGGCGGCGTGTGATTCTGGTGTCACAAACCTCTCCAAGTCTGGCATTTGAATCATATCGTATATCGGATCGTAATAAGCACGTGGTCCTCCACGTTCAACTGGAATCTTGTGCAGATGGAGATACGGATCTAAGTAATCGTTGATCGTCTTTGTAACTTCTGAAGATTCGATCTCTTTGTTTTCAATAACTTGAATGTCGAAGATGGCCGGCATTTCTTTCCAGTAAAACTGTTCAACATTGTACACATGGTTGACGCTGAATCTGTATCTCCGTTCTAGTTTCTTGTCGTGAGGTCCCTTTACAACCTTACCATCCTTGTCAACTAAGAATGAGTAGTACCCATACACTGAAGCAGGTTCTTGATTAGGCTTAAGGATAACTCCGTATTGTTTCTTTGCCGCATTGGCAGTCATGTAGTGTCGAAGAGTAAAGTTGTGATCTAGTTTGTGAAGGCTGACCACAAGGTTATTCATTACCCCATATGTTTTGCCCTTGATATTAACGGGTGTACTGAGTGTGGGAATCCAAGGACGATCCCATTTTTCTATTTTACCTGATTCAATTTGATCTATGATTAACTGTGTAACATCACTGTGATTCGTCTTCGTTGTTGACATTTATCCAACCTAACTTTTTAATGATCTCAAAATAATCTTTATGACTTAAGAACAGCAGATTAGTTTTCTTTGTGTATTCTTCTATTGCCTCCTTCCATTGTTTGTATTCTTTTGCATCGACTTCTGTCTTTACTCTTCCAGATCTACTGACATAGTGGGCTTCTTGTAGCCTCATGTCTTTCATTGTTGGTCTCTGTTTCTCATTCTGGTGCAATGCCTTCTAATCTCCCTTCAATCTTTTGCAAACGATCTAGCAACTCTTCGTCTTTAATGTCCTCCTCGATAGATTGATATTCCTTCCATGCTTTATCCATTTGATCTAACAGTAATTCATATGGCTTCTGTGTNAGATACTTGAAGTCTCCCTCTTTGATTCTGTCTTCTTGTATTCTGAGGTGGGCTTCAAGGTCTACTACCATTTCCCATGCGTACCGATTCTCTTGGTTCATGAGTCTTTCTCTTGCGTCTTGCAGTTGTTCTTGCAAGTTGTGCTCACGAATAATTCCCTCACTCATTGTTGCNCTCCTTTGGTCTGGCTGGTCCATTGTCTTTCTTGATATACTCTGGTTTTGTTTTCTTTTTNGTGGGTATGATTATTTGTCTTTTTGGTTTTGGTGCCTGATGTTCTGTGTGGTAAATCATTTTAAACTTTCGGCCCACTACTCCTCCTCCTCTTCTGCATTGATATCAATTACTTTGGCAACATGAGGGTACTGCTTGATACCGTAGTCATCTTTCTTGTACTTCTCCGGCATACAATCAAACTCGTATTCCAGTGTTACCAATCGATTATCAATGGCTTTGAGCATCTCAAGAATCTTGCTGATAGACTGATCAGTCAGCATCATCTCACCTCGAAGTTTATCGTCGCTTACAGAATTGGCCTCAATCTTTTGCACTCTACTTAACAAATCTTCGACTACATTTTCTGACAAACTCATTGCATCTCCTAGCAGATTAGAATCAATAACCAAAACAAAATTATTACTATGACAATTTTACTAATGCGTTCTTCTTTACCTACGTCACGTATCATTCCCCCCTTCGTGATTACTATGTTACTACAACATTACTCTGAAAGCAACTCCGTTTCAATCCTGTGCGTCCCAATGTTTTTGGCTTTCTCCTTNTGCCCAGTTCATCCAGTGTTCATGAACACTCTTGATTAAGAGTTTCATTTTGCCAATTCTCTTTCCAAAGGTGGCGGCAGTTTCTTCTGACTTCTCTAAATCCCATAGTTCGCTTTCCAATATTGACAACTGAAGCAGTATAAACTCAGGGTCTAATCCATTATCCTTAAGACTTTTACAAGTATCACTCGACAAATACATTTTCCTTCTTTCTAAGAAATGTCCCAGATCCAAATGAACCCACGAATAAACTCGATCTTTTCAATTGTTTCTTCTGAGTTGAGGTAATCATCTGGGTGAATGTTTACTGCGTCATTGAACTGCTGTCCCATGTGGCAATTGTAATCAGAGTTTCCAATGACAAGACTAAGACTAAACTCATTTGTAGAAATACAACGTGAAACGGATACCCCAAGTCTCATTGCTCCAATTTCATATTCTTGGTTGTACTCATCACAGCAGTACTGATTGAAAAAGACCTTTTTGTTTTCCCAAAGTCTGCCTTTGCCATCTAAGTATTCTCTCTTGAGTTGAGATCTAAATCTGTACTTGGGTTCCTTTTTAAGATCGTAATGTATGGCCTCTGGTATAGGATTAAAAAGTTCGCTTTCTCGACTAGCCTTTTGAGCCGAAACGATATCCCTATCTGAGGGGTTTGGCATCGGTTTGCTTTTGTAGTTACATATGATCTTACTTAACAGCACTGTTGCTAATCGGCTCTTGAACTTTTCCAATTCGTCTTCGACTTCATCAATTGACAGATACATTTTCCTCTTTTCTTTAGCGTCCCAGTCCACCACTAAGATTCTTTCTCTTTACCCAAACCCGATTAAGGTGACACTTGTACTCTTTCGGAAGTCCAGAATAGATACCTTCTCCAGCATTCTTGTTAAACAAAAGTTTATTAAGGCTATTCAGTTGTCTCTTCACCCACGCAGGATCAAAGCCTTTTTCTTCAAAAGATTTCAACAACTCTTTTTGACCATTATAGTTTTCTTGAATTGTCATGTTGTTTTCGTTGATACAATCTTCAACATTCCACTGATCAGGGTTATAGTTAAACCAATAGTGATAATCACGGCTGTGTTTAATCAACATAGCAACGAATAACTCCATTGTTGGATCAGTTGGATTAAAGTTTCCATGATCCTTCATGGTTTGAATAACACTATTTGCAAAGATATAGTTCGTTGGACTAGACATTTTGCCATGTACAATAGATCCGTTTTGGTCTACCGCTTCACAGAATTTAGCAAGTTGATTCAAAGCATAAGTGTGCTTTTTAGAGAAAGAGTTTCGAGCATTAGCATGAACGTACTCTTCATCCAGTTTATGAATGTAGTAAGCAGTATACAAACTTTCAGACTGCCTACTGTTCTCATAGATCACCCAGATATAAATCAAAATTGCAATAAAACTATTTGGGACAGGGTGTCCCTTCCACTTGATTCCGTATTCAGCACCTAATGTAGACATTCGATCCTCTCTTTCTATTATCAATTACTTTTACAAATCTATTTCTAGGGGAGTCCCCTGTTCACCGAATCAATAAGAACAGACAACCAAGGTTCTGTGATCGAAGTCAACACCAAACCACAACTTTGTTTCCCGACGCCCCACCGGACGGAAAGGGAAAGAAAGTTTTGTCCGTGGTTTGGTGTTTACTCGGTCACAGGTTCTTGGTAGTCGTCCGTTCTTCTTGATTCGGTGAACAGAGGACTTCCCTGCTTCCACTTACAGCGTCAGCAGATTCGATATCCTAGTACCCGGCTTTGCCGCTTCGGCCTCCGGCCTTGAAGCGAAATGGTGCGTGCCCTCCGGGCACACGGTACATGGCTTTCGTGGGCCTTTGGCCCTCCGTTTATGGACCCGACCCGGCCACGCCGGGCAAGGTAGGGCAAAGCCCTACTCGGGAGATCTCCAGTGCCCGTAGGGCACAATCTTGTAGTGGGCCTGTCCGGCGAGGACTCCGCCGACGAAGGAGGCACCCCCGGAGGGAGAACTGTTTGGGCCTCCGGCGAGGAAAGAGGGGGGGTCAAGGGGGGAGAAACTTCCCCCTCTTAAAATGAGTGCCGAAGGCACACAGTAATAGACTCCCCGGCCACGAGTTTACGACGTGGTTAGCCCCCGAAGGGGGCCGGGGATGGTACTGGTTCTCGCCCCTAGGCGAGAACACTACAATTGTGAGACGTAGCATAAAAAAAACCCCCGACCGGGCTGAATGCCCGACCGAGGGAAAGTTACTTATTCGGAAACAGGTGAAGTTGGTTTGAGAAAGATAATCTCGTTGATAGTTTCACCAGTTTCAGTATCAACAGTCACTGTGACTACAAAGTCTTCACCGTATCCGGGGAAACCTTCGTAGTTAACTTCAGGTTTGTTATCCATTGTTAGACTCCTAACAAAAAAAAAACTCCCGACCGGGCCTTGCAACCCAGTCGGGAGTGTTTGACTAACTCCTTTTCTTACGCTCGATACGAAGCCTTGCGTATGCTACGTCGTTCTCTTGTCGCTCTGAGTCAGTATCCAGATCGGCGTTGAACTGGAACTGATTCGGGAGGCATTCGTCAAGTTCGGCTGAGTCACGGATCATTTGTCGGTGCGTCTTGAAACGTCCAGACTCGTTTCCGTGCAACTCTTTCGAACTACTCACTTGCGACCTGCGTGGTGATTCCAGCGGTCCGAAGAGCCTGAGAAGCGTTCCGCTGTACGGCAATCTTCTTCTCGTCAGCCTTCCGCTCATCCGTGAGACCAGTGCCTTCAAGGTAGACAACGCTCAGGCTGAACTTCTGACCTTTATACGTCTCTTCGAGTGCGGTCATTGCCATTTTGGCCAGAGTCGTCGGCTTGTTGTCGGCCAAATGACCCTGACAAACTCCCTCATTGTCNACGATCTGGATATCCAAACCAGCGAGACCTCCTTTGAACTGACCGCCCAAGGCATCCACTGCGGCTCTCAACTCCATGGCGTCGAATCCACCGGGGTAGGTCTGCTTGGTGTCATTGTCCCAACTCGCCTTGTTCGCATCCGCAACGAAGACATCCGCACCCTCGACTTCCTCCCGGTGTGGCAACAACGAGGCCAAAGCCTGCGGCTTGCGGGTGAATGCGAGAATAAAAAGAACTACACGATTGACGCTTGGTGCGTCGTTTGCTTTGTTGGCCATGATACGGCCTTTCTAGTCCCGTAGGACTCTGAGAACTTTGGCTGACAACTTATCAACCAACTTACTTCCACCGATACCTCCCCCTACACGGAAAGCATGGAGTGGACCCTGCTGAAGTGTGTCAAGTCGCCCCCTGCCGGGGTCTAGTCTCCCTTTATCAATTGGTCGAGGCACCGACCAAGTGATTTAGGGAGACTTGAGTTTTTTCAAAAGTTTTTTAACCCGTAGTTGTAGCCCGTTAAAAAAGTTTTTAAAAAACCGAATTTACTCACGGCAAGTGTTCGGGAGGTATAATGCTCACCATGAGCGAAAGGGGCGAATCAGGGTGAATCAAATCCTGACGGATTTTTCCGAAAGACCAGTGGCCTAAGCGACGAATGTCGATGGGGACACGCAGGATTTTGGGAAAAGACTAGGTTCGATTTGAGAGGGGATCTGGACCAGATCCCTTGTGGTAGAAAGAAGACGAGTCCTTTAGGACTCTTCAAAAGCATAGCATTACCAGCGACCCCGACTGCACAACAAAGGGGTCCAGCACCATGGTGGTCGAATCCAACGGCGACCCGTTGGCCGGGGTCCAGCGTCGGAACGCTGGCCGCCGGAGGCATACCCCGGAGGGGAAATACGCCATGGTCATTTTCACCACCGATACGAGCACGAGATTTCGGAGCAATCTCGTACAGTAACCTATCAACAAACGGAAACGTCTAGGATAACATCACATGTTTATCACACAGGTTTTGATTGAACTTTATTTATAGGACACCCCCCTGCATATCATTTTGGCCTCATTCGTCATTCGTGTGCGTATATACACGGCCTTCGGCCTTTTTTTCAGAGTGAGCAGATTAGACTCCTATACGTAAGGGGGGGTAGATCCCCCAATTAGGGTTTGCTCTGTAGATATATATATCCGGCATCCACGATTTTTAAAAATAAACCGCCCCCCGGCAGAGATGAAAACCGAGAGGCGGAATTGAGGTGTGTGTCTGATTATTCTACTTCAAGAGAGAACATCATGGGAGAGTATTTTCCCAAAGGTGCTTGCTCTATGTTGAAAAAGTAATTCTCCCAAGCAGATTCTTCATCCATGCCATTTTCTACCATTTTTTCAATAATCATATTGGTAGAATACACAGCAACGGGTAATCCGCCTGATGGAGTGAGTGTACCTATAAGACAGTCGTTAAAACCTACTAGAACAACTGCATTAGGGTTTCTTTCCTGAAGTCCCTGAATGATGTGGTCCATCTTTCTCCCTAAGATGGTTTCCTGTCGCTTTGTGCTTTATTCAAATACTTCATGGGTGATTCAGAGTCAAGATCAAAGATTTCTACGATAACTCCAGTAGGGATAGAAGTAACGCTTCCAAAGGTGTGATCTTTAGAAAAAGAGTCTGCTAAAGTAATGTGGTATTGGTGTTTATGGACAATCCAGCCAATAGAGACACAAAGCATAGGTTCTGCTTCTTCTTTGATCTCAGAAATAGAACCGACCCATTCTGACTGAGAAGTAATATCTTGCCAGACGACTACGCTAATCTTTTGAGGTAGTGGGTCTTTTCTAGGAAATTTAATCTAAATCGCCTTAGATTGGTTAGATTTCTTGAGTTTACTCAAAACCCCCCCTCCCCCCATTGTCCTTAGAGTAATCAAGGAAAATGAGTTAAAAGGAGGGAGGTAACAGAAGGAGGCTAGGTTATCGCCTTGAGTTGGCTGAGTTCCTGTCGTCCCGTTTCCGAAGACCCCTAAACTTGGAAACCCTTCCTCAAAAGGAAGGCTCGCCAGTGTTTGTATCCGGGGTGTATTCGGAAGTCAAGCACTAAAAAGGAACATCGTCTTGAACAACAGAGGCGGCAGAAAAGCCTTGATTTTTCTCTGGGCAAGTATCGAAGTGACACACGCCAGATTTATCACAGGGCACATTCTTGCCTTTTTTGGACTTTACCCAAAAGATCTCTTGCTTACACTTATTACAGGTAGAGGCTTTTTTGCCTTCAGGGATTTTCCAGACCCATTCGCCTTTGTCGTTTTGGTAACGCTCGGCGGGTGGTTCATCGGCATACTTGCCAGATGGAGCAGACCCTCCAGAAGAAGGGCGAGATTTGAGTACATCACGAATTTCAGTCAGAAGACTGATTACAGCGTCATTGGTATCATCAATCATGATGATCCTCCTTTCTAACAAAGATTATATTTAAGGTGAGAGGATTCGTCAATGGCAAAAGAGAAAAAAAGTCCTTACATTTCAGAGCATCGTCAGACAAAAGTCGGCGGTTATCTCATTCGAGAAAAAAGAAGAAGCGACATGACAAGGGCTATCGAGCAAGGTCTTCACTTTGCGGATGCCGCAGAGAAGGCAGAGATTCCTTACGAGGTTGCGATCTCAGCAGTGGCCAAAGACGAGGAATTCAAAAACTGGTACGAAATCAGCCAAGACCGTCCAAGACTCGGAAACATCAAAAAGAACAAGAAAAAGCAGGCTCCGAGGACTTCTCTTCAGATTAAGTCGGATTTTATTAACAGGCTAAATGAGGTAGGTCTGTTTGATAAAATTGCAGTAATGGCCGAACAGGCTGATCCTGAGACCGAAGAGGGAAAACAAGTTCTTGGATTTTTCATGAGATATGTGGTAAAGGATATATTACCCAAAGAGACTGCATCGAAGATAGAGCATTCTGAGGGAACAAGTTACGACAAAATGACGGATGCGGAATTGTTGGAAGAGTTGCAATCAAGAAGGGCGGAACGTCTTGAGTATACCGAAGAAATACAACAGGCGGAGGAAGCCCGGCTGTCTTACAGCGACAAAGAGGTAGACAATGGCGAAGATCGACCGGGAGAAGATTCTTGAGGAACTGCGTTTAGAGCAGGAACTTGCCCGGAGGAAACAATTTGACGTTCTGGGGAGATTGGCTCCCAATAAACGCCAGTGGGATTTTATTAACTCCGAATCTCACGAGACGTTGTTTTCTGGATTGAACCAAGCAGGAAAATCAACAGCCCTGTGCATTAAGGCGGCTTACCATTTAACAGGTTTGTATCCTGAGAATTACACAGGGAAGAAATTTGACGAACCGATTAACGCCGCTATTGGGGGAGAAACAGCCCAGTCTACCCGTGACCTTTTGTGCGAAAGATTGCTCGGAGAGGTCGATGACAGGGGTTCTGGCTATCTTCCGGCAGATACGTTTAATGCTCAGGACGACATCAAAAGGCTCAGTGGTGGCATTACAAACCAGATTGACTTTTTCAAAGTAAAACATCATGGGCTGGATGGTAAATTTAACGGTTACTCAAAGTGTTATGTCTTTTCATATTCAACGGGTTGGCAACGCCTTCAGGGGTATACGCTCCATTGGATTGGGATTGACGAGGAACCGCCCTTCCCGGTTTACGACGAATTCTCTGCTCGACTGAATGCAACCAATGGGTACATGGATATTTCTATGACTCCTCTTCAGGGGGAGACTCAATTGTATTTGATGTTTGAGGAGAGTCACGACTCAGAAGCACGTTATCTGCTGAATTACGACATTGATGATGCAGGTCATATGTCGGACGACGACAAGAAAAGGCTGATTGGAAAATACGAAAATCACCCTTTAGCAGAGGCAAGGCTTTACGGAAGACCTGTCCGTGGTGCGGGATTGATTTACACGACTCCTGATGAACTTTTGTATATCGAGGATTTTCAAATTCCAGATCATTGGGAAAAGATTATCGGCTTGGATTTCCCTCATTCAGTGGGTAACTATGCGGCGGCAAAACTGGCTTATGACCCCGATAATGACGTAATTTACATGGTTGGCGAGTACAAAGAAGACAACAAAGAATCGACTCATTACGCCCATAGGACGATTTGTATGGGGGGTGATCGGATTCCTTGTGCGTGGCCGCATGACGCTGGCCGGGGTTTTACAGATGGGTCAACGGTTGCAGAACGCTACAAAGACCTTGGTTTGAATATGCTGAAGGAGTTTTCCCACTTTGTGAATCCAGAGGGAAAAAAGACTTTTGCAGTAATGCAGGTTATTGAAGAAATTTGTGACAGAATGAATTCAGGAAGATTCCGAGTCTTTATGACTTGTCAGGAATTCATGAAAGAGAAAAGGCGTTACAAGCATGATAATGGTAAGGTCGCCAAAAGACAGGACGATCATATTATTGATGCTATGCACAAAGCAGTGATGATGTTACGTTTTGCCGAGCCTGACAATGTTAAAAGGAAGATGCCCATCCGCTTACCTTCCTTTGATTTCTTTAAGGACTTTTAGCGATGCAAGTACCTGAGGTAAACGAAATCATGAGCAGGTTTGAATACCTGAAGCAACGTCGTTCAAACTTTGAACAGGCGTGGCAGGATATTTCAGATCTGATGATGCCGTACAGAGGGGACATTACCACAAAGAGATCCCCCGGTGGTCGGCGTGTTCGTGGTGTGTTCGATACAACTGCTATGAATGCGGCAGACTCTTTTGTGAACTTTATCAAAGGGGCGATTATTCCTTCAGGGAATGATTGGGTTCGTTTAAGAGCCAAGCCTCCTTTTGATTCTGCAATTGAGGTTCGTCAGATCCTCGACATGATTGCTGAAAAAGTTTTGAGTGCAATTTCCGACAGCAACTTCTACAAGGAAAGTAGTAACTTCCTGAGAGACTTTGCAGTTCTTGGAAACGGCATTCTTCATGTTCGTGAGGGTACACCTCGCCTTAATTCAAAAAACGACACTTTTGGTGGTTTGGTTTTTGAGGCGATTCCTATTGGGGATATGTGG